TGCCGTTGGGCTACATGGCCTTAATTAATGGCTGGACAAGTAGGACTCGAACCTACAACCGTTCGGTTAACAGCCGAAAGCTCTACCATTGAGCTATTGTCCAACAACCTTTATGACCAACGGATTGACATAATATCAATCTGTTTGCTAGGATTCCTTCGCTTCAGATACTCAAGTACAGCAAAGTCAGACTTCGCAGAATTGAGATGCTGTAGTGATGATCCTTGAAGTTGCATACGACCGCCAGCGCCAGCCATACCCAAGTTCCGGATCATGTAGTCAACTGTGAAAGTTTCCTTGTTCATATATATAGTATAACAAACGGTAGAATTAATGTAAAGGAAAAAAATTGGCCACTCAAGCATTTTTATCGCCATTAAATTTCAAGTTCAAACTTACCAAGATACCAAACTTTGAGAACTACGTTCAGTCGGTCAATCTTCCTGCAATTCAAGCTGGGGTTACACCTGGAATGTCAAATCCATTTCAGACAATTGCTATCCCTGGTGAGCATATGAGATTTGAACCTTTAAAAGCCACATTCAAAGTCAATGAATCGATGTCTGATTATCTAGACATTTTTAACTGGATTCAAGGAATTGGTAAGCCACATGATTTTGAACAAAGATCGAAGCTGCAAAATGCACCTATTGGTCAAGGTTTACAAATTGAAGCTAGTCTTCTTATATTAAACAATCATCTGCATCCATTTATAAAATTTGATTTCTGGGATCTATATCCTACTGAATTATCTGAATTAGAATTCAATACAACTGCTAGTGATTTAGAATATATTACTGCATCGGTTACATTTGAATACACGCTTTTTACCACTTCTTTATTGACAGATTAAGGATTATATTGTATAATTGAAGGTCAATTTAAAGAATAGGTAGATTATGACTCTTGATGAAATTTTTGAAAACTGGGATAAAGATTCTAAGATTGATAGAATGAACCTCGCTGAAGAGGTTTTAAATATCCCAAAATTACATAATAAATATTATAGAATTTATGTTAATGAAAGATTAATTCTTGCAAAGCAGGAATCAGATCTAAAACGTATTGAATGTTTAAGACACGATTTCTATTCTGGTGTCATCGATGATGAGTCTCTTAAAGAGATGGGTTGGATGGAAGAGTTTTCTGATATTGGAAGAAGAAACATTCTTAAGTCAGAAATTCCAAGATATCTTAATGCAGATAAAGTTGTAGTTGATAAGAATCTTAAGATTTCTCTTCAGAGAGAAAAAGTACAACTTTTAGATTCAATAATTAAATCATTAACAAATAGAGGTTATCAAATTAAGTCAGCCATTGACTTTATAAAATTCCAAGCCGGTGCATAATGAGTGATAAGATCGTAATTCAAAAATATGATGATGTCTTTATTAAGATAAAGACAGATCCTGGCATCATGTATGAGTTATCAGATCAATTTACATTTATGGTACCTGGAGCTAAGTTCAGTCCAGCATATAGAAATAAAGTATGGGATGGGAAGATTCGTCTTCTTAATATCATGACTGGTTTGCTATATGCTGGACTGCGATACTATGTTGAGGCCTTTGCTGCTTCAAGAAATTATGAAGTCGAATATGAATCTGACTTCTCACAACAAGCATTCTCTATAAAAGAAGCTGATGATTTTGCAAAATCTTTAAACACACCATTTCCAGCAAGAGATTATCAAATACAAGCTTTTGCTCATGCAATTAGAAATAAAAGATCTTTACTTTTATCTCCAACCGCTTCTGGAAAATCCTTTATCATTTACTTACTGACGAGGTATTATAATGCTCGCACTCTTATTATTGTTCCAACTATTTCTTTGGTCAGTCAGCTGGCTTCTGATTTTACCGACTATGGCTTTAGCAATTCTGATAGAATACATAAGATCACTGGAGGAGTGGATAAACATACAGATAAATCTATCGTCATCACAACCTGGCAATCAGTTTACAAACTTCCTAAAGAATACTTCAAACAATTTGAAGTGGTAATTGGCGATGAATGCCATTTATTCAAGGCAAAGAGTCTGAAGTCTATCATGGAAAAATTGACGGTATGTCCATATAGATTTGGATTTACTGGTACTCTTGATGGAACTCAAACTCATAAGCTAGTGCTTGAAGGAATGTTTGGTCCTGTTAAGAAAGTTACAACTACTGCTGAGCTCATTGAGAAAAAGCATCTTGCAGAATTTAAGATTAAAGCTATAATATTACAATATCCTGATGAAATAAGAAAAGATATCATTAAAAAATCTTATCAAGAAGAATTAGATTTTATTGTACAAAATCCATATAGAAATAAATTCATAAAAAATCTTGCCATATCACTAAAAGGCAATACTCTTATTATGTTCCAATTTGTGAATAAGCATGGTAAAGTCTTATATGATATGATTGAAAAAGCTGCTGAAGGTAGATCAGTATATTATGTTGCTGGATCTACTGAACTTGAAGAACGAGAAGCAGTTCGTAAGATTGTTGAAACTGAAACTAATGCTATCATCATTGCATCAAGCGTATTTTCTACAGGCGTAAATATTAAAAACCTACACAATATTATATTCTCTTCTCCTAGTAAGTCAAGGATTAAAAATCTTCAATCTATTGGTCGAGCTCTGAGAAAAAGTGATACTAAAGATTCTGCTGTTCTATTTGATATTGCAGATGATCTATCTTGGAAATCAAAAACCAATTACACCTTAGAGCACTTCAAAGAACGCATCAAGATCTATGCTGAAGAGGGCTTTCCCTATAAAATCTATAATGTGAGTATAAAAAATGACTGATGATATTATTATTCTGTCAACTATCAATAACAAATCTTATATTGGTAAAGTGCTTGATTATACTTCTAAAACTATTACTCTAGATAGACCTTTTAGAGTAGCTATAGATAATGATGGTGCATTAATGCTATTTCCCTTTGATTCTTTATCTAAAGATGATAACGTAAAGTTTTTGATTGAGCATATTCTTTATGCAACCAATCCTAGGGATAATGTTATTAAATTTTATCTAAAGCATAAAGATAAGTATTATGATTATAATGGCGATCCTCCTTCGGAGGACTCCGTGACTGAGGAACTTGCTACTGAGCTACTCAATCTATTAAGCTCTAATACTATGAAACATTAATGTTATTATACACCACTATCACAGCACTGTCAATAAAAAAATGCAGTGTACATTAATTATTTTTTATGATATACTATATTCATAGTCACAGTTACACTTTAATATAGGAAAAATAAATGGCAGAAAAAAAGAAGCCAATACATTATGTTAACAATAAAGAATTTTACGCTGCACTAGTTGAATATCGTAAAAAGTGCTTGGCTGCCGAAGCTGAAGGTGCTGAACTTCCTCGTGTAACTAATTATCTTGGATTGTGCATTTATAATATTTCTAATCGTTTGGCAAACCGCCCTAATTTTATCAATTATACTTATCGTGATGAAATGATTAGCGATGGTATTGAAAATGCATTAGCAAATATTCGTAGCTTCAATCCAGATAAGTATGATAATCCTTTTGCATATTTCACACAGATTATCTATAACTCATTTATTCAACGTATCAATAAAGAAAAGAAGCATCAGTATATTAAATTCAAATCATTAGAAAATGCAATTATTTCTAATGACCAATATGTGTTTCAAGATTCTGATGATAGAAATGTTGGAAGCAGTGGTTATAATGAAGCAGCTATTCACGTGATCAGTAGCTTTGAAACTTCGCTTCAAAAGAAGAAGGATGAGGCTAAGAAAAAGAAAGAGGAAACATTTCCTAAATAATTAAAAAGGATGTGGCAATGAAAACCTTTACAGATTTTTTAACTGAAGACGATGATTATTCTGCTATTCATCCAGTGCATAAACTTCTTACTAAAGCACAACGTAAAACTTTAGAAAAGCATAAAGATTATAAAACATACATTGCTCCTCCGCCTTATTCTGAACATAAAGTTCTAGCACGTAAAGATGATAGATGGAAAAAGTATGATGAAGATTCTCATCTAAAGCATTATGTAATTGCTAGTACACACAACGGTGCAAAATACAGAATGTCAGTTGCATTATCTCGTCAAGGAAAATACTATAATCATGAAATTCATAGACGAGATGATAATGAGCCTAATACCTGGCATCATGTAAAAAGCGGTCATTCAGACAAAGATTAAACATGAAAGTATATTATGAATAAAATTGCGATTATTACAGATACACACTGGGGCGCAAGAAACGACAGTGTTGCATTTTTAGATTATTATGATAAGTTTTATACAAATATTTTCTTTCCATATTTGAAAGAACATGGTATCAAAGAAATTCTTCATCTTGGAGATATCTTTGACCGCAGAAAGTTTATTAACTTTAATACTTTAGATCGAGCACGAGAAATTTTCTTTGATAAGCTTGTGAGCGAAGATGTGGTTATGCATCTTGTTATTGGTAATCACGATACTTATTTTAAGAACACCAATGAAATCAATTCTCCAGATCTTCTATTAGGTGAATATAAATCTCATATTAAGATTTACAGTAAGCCTGAAATTGTAAGCTTTGGCAATACAGATATTCTACTTATGCCATGGATGTGTACTGACAACATGGAAGAAAGCTTAAACATCATCAACAACCCAAAATCTGCACAAGTTTGTATGGGTCATCTTGAACTTGCCGGATTTGAAATGAACAAAGGCATAGTAATTGAACATGGGATGGATAGTAATATTTTTGGAAGGTTTGATCTCGTATGCTCTGGGCACTTCCATCACCGATCTAAGAAGGGAAATATTCGATATTTGGGATGCCCATATGAAATCACTTGGTCAGACTATGGTGATCAGAAAGGGTTTCACAGTTTTAACACGGACACGAGAGAATTAGATTTTGTGCATAACCCATATACTATGTTCAATAAGATTCATTATGATGATAGTATGTGGAAAGATTATGGCGCAATTGATACACTAGATTTTTCAGACCTATCTGGAACATATGTAAAGGTTATTGTTAATACTAAAAACAATCCTTATTGGTTTGATTTGTTTATTGATAGACTTGAAAAGGTCGATCCTCTTGCAATTCAAGTTGTTGATGATAATCTTTATCTCAATCTTGAAGATGACGGAGATATTGTAAACGAAGCCGAAGACACTTTAAGTATTCTTAAAAAGTTTGTTGAATCTGCTGAAGTAGATATTGACAAAAAGGAAATTGATAAGATACTTGGTGAACTTTATGTAGAAGCATTGTCAATCTAAGGTTATTCATGAGCATTATTTTTAAAGCTGTGCGTTGGAAGAATCTTCTTTCGACAGGAAATATTTTTACGGAAGTCAATCTTTGTGAACATCCATCGACTCTTATTGTCGGTGAGAATGGTGCAGGTAAGTCGACTTTTATTGAAGCTGTATCATATGCACTTTATGGTAAGCCATTCAGAAAGATTAATAAGCCACAACTTATTAATACTATCAATAAAAAGAACATGTTGGTTGAACTTGAGTTTACAACTGGCAATAAAGACTTCTTGATCCGTCGTGGTATGAAGCCAAATATTTTTGAAATTATTCAAGATGGAACCATGATTAATCAAGATGCTGCCATCAAAGATTATCAAGAATATCTTGAAAAGAATATTATTAAGCTTAATCACAAATCATTCTCGCAGATTGTGACTCTTGGTTCACGATCATTCATTCCTTTTATGCAACTTCCTGCACAACATCGGCGTGAAGTTATTGAGGATTTGCTTGATCTTCAGATATTTTCTGTAATGAATATTATTCTCAAGAATAAAGTCTCAGATAATAAGAATGATATTCGTGAACTGAAGTATAACTCTGATCTTATTCAAGAAAAGATTATTCTACAAAAAGATTATATCAAGAGCATTCAATCTAATAATGAAAGACAGATTGAACTCAACAGATCTAAACTAAATGATCTTGATGCTCAGATTACTGATAGTACTATATTAATTGAAACCTATACACAACAAGTAGAAGATCTATCAGATCAAATTAAAGATCATGATAGTATTATTTCTAAAATGCAAAATTTAACCTTGACAAAATCTCAATTTGATGATAAGGTGTCAAAGTTAGTAAAAGAAATTAAGTTTTATGATACAAATGATAATTGCCCAACTTGTAAACAAGGTATTGAGCATACATTTAAGTGTGAAACTATAGAATCAAAAACTTCTCAGGTTGAAGAATTCAAAACTGCTATGAATCAGATTGATGAAAAATATGAGATTATGCTAACCAGACTTAATGAAATTTCTGAAGTGCAAAATCAAATTACATCTATCAATAGACAAATAACAGAACAGAATCTTCTAATTAAGACTAATTATGATTTTAAGAAAAAGATTGAAGCTGATATTGTTCGCCTATCTGAAGAACATAAGGCAAATACTGAAGATCATGAAAAGCTTACAGCATTGAAGAATCAACTTAAGATGTATGCAACTCAACATGAACAGTTGATTGCTCGTAAGCAAGTCCTTGATGTTATATCAGTCCTTCTTAAGGATGGTGGTATCAAATCAAAGATTATTAAGCAGTATATTCCAATTATGAATAAACTTGTTAATAAGTATTTAGCGGCAATGGAATTGACTGTTACATTTGAACTTGATGAAAACTTTAATGAAGTTGTTCGGTCAAGACATCGTGATGATTTTAGTTATGATTCTTTCTCTGAAGGTGAAAAGGCAAGAATTGATTTGGCTATTCTATTTGCATGGAGAGCAATTGCTAAACTTAGAAATGGTAACTCTTCTAATCTGCTGATCCTTGATGAAACCTTTGATGGCTCTCTTGACTCAACTGGAACAGAAGAACTGCTAAAGATTATTACTTCAATTTCAAGCGACTCAAACGTTTTTGTGATTAGTCATAAACCAGATCAAATGGTCGATAAGTTTACGAATGTACTTAGATTTGAAAAGATCAAGAATTTCTCAAGAATTAAAGACGCAGCATAAGTCAAAAACTAAATATGTACATAATTTATGTAGTAGAGAATAAAAATGAATATTGACAATTTAAACCTAATACCGTATAATGATCCTATACTGCATCAGCCATGTCAGAAATGGGATTTTACAAATCCTGAATTTGATATTGCAGTGTTTGCAGAAAACCTAGTTAAAAAGATGCGTGAAGCACGTGGAATTGGGCTTTCTGCTAATCAAGTTGGTATACCGTATAAGATCTTTTCTATGGAAACTGATCCAGCAATTGTTGTTATCAATCCAAAGATTATTGCAATATCAGATGAAACAATTGTGCTTGATGAAGGATGTTTATCATATCCTGGACTTTCAGTTAAGGTTAAACGCCCTCGTTCAGTAACTGCAAGATTTAATTTTCCAAATGGCATGGCTCAGACCCATACATTTACTGATATTACTGCAAGATGCTTTTTGCACGAATATGACCATATTGAAAATGGCGAAGTGTTTATAAATCGTGCCAATTTCTTTCATAAAGAAAAGGCTGAAAAGAATTGGACAAAAATTTTGAAGAATGGAAGAAATAATGAGCGTAAACTGGGTTAATGATATTGAAGATATGCACGATAAGTATAATGTTTGTACTGTCGTCCATAATATGGATAATGAAACACTTAAGAAGTATCTTGAATTTAGAATCAAGTTTTTACAAGAAGAACTTGATGAACTTAAGCAAGCTACCTCAGCTGAAGATGCAGTTGATGCTTTGATTGATCTGTGTGTAGTTGCAATTGGTACACTTGATGCTTTCAAGGTTGATTCATATAAGGCATGGGATGAAGTCCTTGAAGCTAATATGAATAAGGAAGTTGGTGTAAAGGCCTCCCGCCCAAATCCTCTTGGACTGCCTGATCTAATTAAGCCTGAAGGTTGGACTCCTCCTTCACATGCAGATAATCATGGATTGTTTGAAAATATTTTTGAAAATTGATTTACATTAATTCATACACATATTATACTATTATTAGTGAAACTTCAAAAGGATATTATTATGAATAATATTAATGAAAAAGAATCTGTAAAGGTTCTTCGTGAGTGTATTGAACTTCAGCTTAAGAAGTCTCAAGATTATCAAAATCCCAATTCAAATGTAGTTCAAGCAATGCATTATCGTCGTGGTGTTGATACCATTCATGATATTATGCATGGTAAGATGCTTCGTGCTCAATCGCTAATTGAAGCTAATGGCATTACTAACTTTGAATCTCTTGAAGATACCTATAAGGATCTTATCAATTATGCCAGCTTTGCTGTATCATATCTCCGTGGTAAGATGGAAGGTCAAGATCCAAATCGGGATATGTATAATCGTAAAATAATGAAGTTTACTCAAGATCCTTTTACTGTGAATGAACATGCAAATGGTCAACTATCAACTGGTGGTGCTACTATTAAAGGAATGGGTTTTTATGTAGAAAATGGTGGAACGATCCGCGGATGATGCATTCAACAGTTGAAGATATTCGTAATTATTTCAAGGATGCTCTTGCTCTAGAAGAATTTGTGATTGATAAGACTGGTGTAAAAACCATTGAGCTTATCAATGCAAGCTTTATTGCAGATGAAGAATCTATCTTCGGTGAACCTAATCATGACTATATTCGTCGTGAAATTGATTGGTATCTCAGCAAGTCCCTGAATGTAAATGATATTCCCGGTAAGGTTCCAGAAATCTGGAAGCAAGTTGCGGATAATAAGGGTAATATCAATTCCAATTATGGCTGGTGTATCTTCTCACCTGAAAATGGTTTTATGAGCTATCATAATATCTTTGCTCTTGAAGCATTTAAAGATATTAATAGTGATTGTCAATATAATCGTGTTCGTGATGAACTTATTGCAAATCCTAATTCTCGTCGTGCTGTAATGATTTATACTCGACCAGAAATGTGGTTGGATTATAATCGCAATGGTCGTTCAGATTTTATGTGCACTAATACTGTTCAATATCTGATCCGTGATAATCAACTTCATTCTATTGTTCAAATGCGAAGCAATGATGTTGTCTTCGGTTATCGCAATGATTATGCATGGCAAAAGTTTGTTCTTGATAGTCTTGCTGCTGAATTACATATGCATCCCGGAAATATCTATTGGAATGTTGGATCTCTTCATGTATATGAAAGACACTTTGGAATGGTAGTATGACTGATTGGAATAAACGATTTCTAGAACTTGCAAAGCATATTTCAACTTGGAGCAAAGACCCAAGTCGACAGATTGGTGCTGTAATTGTCGGTGGTGATCGTCAGATTCTTTCAGTAGGATATAATGGATTTCCTCGAGGAATTAAAGATGATTCTAGACTTCTTGATAGAGAAACCAAGTATACTCTGATTGTTCATGCTGAGATGAATGCTATATACAATGCAACATATAATGGAATCAAGCTTGAAGGCTCGACATTGTATGTAACTGGATTGCCTGTATGCTCTGATTGTGCTAAGGGTGTAATCCAAGTAGGTATTAAAAAGGTAGTTCTTCCAAAGGATATTGATCTTTCTAAGAATTCTCTTTGGACAGAATCTTGGTATAAATCTTGTAAAATGTTTACTGATGCTGGTGTTGAGTGGGAATTTGCATGAAGATTGCGGTTATCTTAGGACGTGGTATTGAGGGTTGCGGTGTAACTCGTAATGCTATTGAGTTTGTTAGACATTATCCAAATTCAAAGGTTTTTGCTATCAATGATAAGAAGTGGCCTCGCCACAATTCTTTGAAGCTTGATGCTAAGCTTTTTAATTGTGCAACTCATGCTGAGATGCTGGCTATTGCTAATGAAATTAATAAGGACTTTGAAGCTGTAGTTGTATACTCTGTTCCTTCTCTTAAGCACAGTGATGAATGTGTTAATAATTTTGTTGAGCTTCTAACTCTTATTAAGCATCCTAAGTCAATGATCCAAGTCGATCATAACAATGCATCTATTATTCGTAATGCACGTCTTGCAGATGTTTGTAATGCAATGGATCTTATTATGACTCATTCACTTCATGGTGCATTTGCTGGTTGGTGTGAAAAGAATAATGTATCAACTCCTTTGACTACCATGGGTGTTGGTTTTGATTATGAAGCACA